TACCAATAGCTGAATTTGAAACAGGTTGTACTATCTGTCCATAACCTTCAGTGTTTGGCTGACCATCTCTTTTTCGAGCAGGGAGAAAACCAAATGGATTAAGACTTGTAGCCATAATAATTCTCCTAAGAAAAAAAGGGTTAAAAATTAATCCTGAAACTTAGGTGTTCTTCCCTTCGTAACAGAACTCTTACTTGTATTACTTACAGGTAAAGGATTACTTTTGTCTCCCATTAATTGATAATTAACAGCATTCATCATTTCCTTTGACTTGTTTAAGTAATGTGCTTTTTTCGCCTCCAGTTTAAACGTAGGTATTTTACCTAGTGCTAAGTCTCCACGACAGACTACTCCTGAATAGCGACCTTCCTTCCTCACGACAGAAGTTGCTCCCATTTCTGGTACCTCCTCTGGAGTTACAAACTCCCAGCCTTGTTGTTGTTTCTTACCGATATTTTGATAATCTTCTTTATCTTTTAAATCAATACGAAGCCACCCTAAGGTCATGCCTGAATTTTTGAACTTTTCCTCAACACCCTTTGGAATTTGGGTTTGACTAGGTTCTTCAAATACATACTCTGTTTGTGCTCTTTCGTTAGTATCCCTTGTTTGAGAACTACGTGTGTTTACTCGTGTCATTATTTACCTCCACGTTGCATATTAATTGTTGTATAGTCACCTTCAGATTTCGTTACCTTCATCTTTTCGGCAGCATACTGTTCAAGTGGTATTCCCCATTTGCCAGCTAATCTTACATCTTCTTGAGATAGTTTAACTTTCTTTGGGTTAGGAGAGGAACGTGACCCTCCTGCAACTACTTGAGATGGTGATGACGAACCATCATTTCGTTCTGTTGGTGCTGGCTCTTCCTTTTGTGTAAATTTATTTGGAAAAGCTGCACGAATCCTTTTATCTATTTCATCATAAAAATCTTCATCATTAGGACTGTATCCTTCATTTTTTAATTCAGCATCTATCGCTAAAGCTGAAGCAGTCATAATATTATCTTGACCAAACCATTCATTGTTAGCTTGCCAATCGACAGCTCTTGGGTCTGGTTGAACAGGTTGTTGTTTTGGTTGTTGTTGAACCTGTTCTTTTTTCTCTGGCTGTTCAGTAAATTTACTTTTTGTTACTGCAACATTTTTTAAATCAGTTTGTGCTTCATTTAGTGCTTCTTGTGCTTTTAATAACTTCTCTTTATCTTGTGCTTCAAAAGCATCAGCATATGCACTTCTTGCTAAATCTAATTTATCTTTTAATTGTTTTTCAGTTGCATCTAAGTTTAATTTACTTACTTTATGAAACTCTGTTTCTTTTGTGCTGTATGAATTTTTTAATTGTTCATTTTGTTGAATAAGTTGAGCTATCTGCTCGTCTCTTTCTTTTCTTTGACGTATTAACTGTCTAATTCTTTTTTCAGCACCTTTTGTTTGAATGCCATCTAATTCTTTTGGTTCTTCTTTTTGTGGCTCTTCTTTTTTAGGTTCTGGTGTTGGTTCAGGCTTTGCCTCAACTTTTTCCGGTTCTTTTTCTTCTACTTCAAATTCTACTTTTGGTTCTTCTTTTTTTTGAGAGGTATCTACCTCACTCCAATTATCTTCCATGTTATCCTCCGTTGTGTACGAAACAAACGTATTACGTACCTCTTATTATTATTATACCACATTTTACAATAAAATGCAAGTATTATTTACATTTTTGTTAAATTAAATGTAGGGTCTAAATGTGTAGGCTCATCTACTGTCATAATTACTTGGTCATCAAATAATAATAATAGCTTAATGCCTTTATAAAATAACTTCTGTCCGGCATGTTTACCATAACAAACATAATCATCTACATTACACCATTGACCATTTGGAAACTTATCTACATCTTTATAAGCTAAGTCTCCAAGTTTTAAAACTCTACCAACTGTAGTTAAATATGATATATCATCTTTTACTGCATCTGGTAATAATATACCACCTTTTGTTTTTTCCTTAATACTAATAGGTCTTATCAAAACGTGATATCCTGGTAGTTGTGGTAATATATCTGGGTCTATTTTATTATCATCAGATATCCACGAACTATTTTTCATTGCTTTTCCTAAAGCGACTTGTTGCATTAATCATCCTCCATTGTTTGTTTTAATACATCTTTGAGTGTTTGTTTGGCCCATTCTATACTTGCAATAGACCCAACTAATTGCCTATAATGAGGATAGTCTTCTGCAGAACCATTTCCTAATGTTTCTTTTAGATTTCTAGCTTCCTCATCATAGGCTTTTAATACTTTATCAAATATTTCCATATATTATGCTGCGAATGCAAAAGCACCTGTAGTAGCATCTGCTGCTCCACCCATCTTAGAAGCAATAGTCCATGTTCCTGTTTCATAACAAATAAAAGCTATCATGCTTCCAGTTGTAAAAAGATTGGTAGCTGCATTAGCAGGAGTAAAAACTAATTGAGTTTCACCTGCTGCAGAAATATCAAATGTTACTTCAGAGCTTCCTCTTGATTCAATAACTGAACCGGTTGCCCAAACATCACTTCCTGCTGCATTAAATGTTAAAGTATTTGTTCCACCAGTTGTATCTTTTGCTTGCACATAAATACATACAGAACCTTGTGTTGCTGCAGGTAAAGCTGCTGCACAAGCTGCTGCACCAGTATAATCAACTACATTTAATGAGTTATCAACTAATGTAATATTTGCACCAGTAGCTGTATCAGTAAGTGATAAACCAGTTAAGTCAGGCATACCTGAACTCATTCTTGTTGTTTCAACATCTGAATCAGCATCTCTTGTTGCTATTTGAAAACCTTTGGTAGACCTAACTGGTCCATTAAAAGTTGTGTTTGCCATTTTTCTTCTCCTTGAATAATCTACTGTCTTGGCGAGTCTGCTAGGTCAGTCAGTAGAAGTTAATAATCCCTAGGTGTTCTTATTAATAAAACTTAATGCTTCTTTATCTTCTTTTTGTTCTATCTCTGCTTGTTTCTTTGCAGAATCAAATAATAATTTTTGTTGCTCTAATTGTATCTTTTCTTCTTCAATCGCAAGCTTTGTCATAACATCTAATTGTTTTAATGCTTCTCTACTTGTTCTATCATCTACAGCTTTTTGTGAACGTAGAGCTGTTGTTACACCTTTTTGTTGTGCATCTAACATTTGACCTTGACGTTTAATATCTAACTCTTGTGCTTCTATTGCTATCTTAGCATTTTCTTTTGCAGCATCTAGTTTTAATTTTTCTTTTTCTAATTCTACTTTAGCCTGCTCTAATGCTACTAACTGTTGCTCCGGTGTCATTTGTTTACCCATTGCAATATTAGCATTTAAAACATCTTGAGCTGCAGCAGCCATTACAGCTTCTACATCTGTAGGTGTTCTAACTTGATTAGGCATTTGCTCCATCATAACTTTTGTTGTACCATTTATTTGTTCTTGATATTTCATTAATGTATGTTCTTGTATATTAGCTTCTAGTATTGGTCTTACTCTTGCCATGATAGGATTAGCACCATTCATAGGGTCTGATAAATAAGCCATCTTTACTTGGATATGTGCATCATGATTTTGACCTGGAAATGCAGATATAGGTAAACCTTTTGTTGCAGCAGAAATATCTGATACTGGGTCTAAAGGTTGTGGCTTTGGTGCTTGAGGTAATATCTCTTCTATGTTAGGCATATTCGAAGCATTTAATATTGTTCTATTTAATGCTTCTAAATTAAACATTCCTGGTGGTGACTGTTGTGCCATTTGTAATGCCATATTTGCTAACATCATTCTATGTGCATTACTTGGTATATTTGGGTCACTTACAGGAATAACATCTATTGCACCATCAAAATCTTTTCTAAATATTTCTCTACTTGCATTAGGAACATCATAAGGATATTTATTAGGTAGAAAATCATAATCTATTTCTGCAATAATTTTAAATTCATCTCTTTGTGATTTATGTAATCGTTTGTGAATGCCAGAAAAGAACTTACTAGATGCTTCTAATAAAGCCATAGTAGTTCCTACTGGTCCATAGGAGGCAGCATCAGAAACTATTTGTTCTGTGCTGTCTGCAAACTTCTGACCTGCAGCAGTTACAAATCCAAGCATGTTGTATAGCACTGAGGAAGGCTCTTTATATGGGAGAGGAACAATCGCCTTTTGTAAATCTATACCTGTTGCTTCGACCTCCTTGAACTCACCAGGAGCAATAGGTTCGTTGTCGCCCACCATTCTTACTCCTTTTGCCTTAAATCCTCCTGGTAAATTAGCAAACTGCCCAGCATCTACAAGACTCCTCATTGCTGCAGTTGCTGTTAAGGTTAAATTACCTAAGAAGTGTATAAGGCCTAACCCATAAAAACTAAATCCTGGTACAAATTTATAGTGGACAAAATGCATCCTTTTTTCTTTATTTGTATCACCAGCTTTATAGTTTCTACGAATACTTAATACTTGGCGAGACTCCTGTTCTACAGTTACAATGTAAGGAGCAAACTCACCTTCTTGACACTCTGAGTCTGGAATATCAAGATGTATATGTTGTTCTAATAATACATATTGTGGGTCTTTATCGCTTGTTGGTGAAATACCCATAATTGTATTTAATTTTTCTGAAAGAGTTGTTTGTGTTGGATTAGATGCATCTGGTAAATCTACATCTGCATATATTCCAGATTCAATATCTCTTTGCATATCTATTGGATTACGATAAATAATATGTGTATATCTATCTGCTTTTCTTAAATTACTTGCATAGTATGATACATAAAATTGGTCTATTGGTACAAACTCAGATACCGGTCTTTCTAAAGATGCATCATAATATACTTTTTTAATTGCTGAACCTATGAGAGGTAGATGAAATAACATTCTTTCAAACTCATCAAAGTATTCTGGCATTTGTTCAGTTAACTGATAGTTCATAAAATTTTGAACTCTGTTTGCCTGTTCTTGTTTATCTACAGATTGTGTTCCTAGTATCTGTGCCTTTACTGGTCCACCTACAGGAAATAATTCTTGTGATGCTTTTGATTGAAACTTTACAGCAGACTCAATTAATAATGGATGCACTGCAGTACATGCACCTTCAAAAGGCTCTGTTGTATCTTCTAGTTTTAATCCTAATAAATCAAATCCTCTTTCAAACATAGAATCCCATTCTCCTCTAGAATCTTTATCTGCTTGAAAGTTTTCTATTACTGTATGTGAAATATCTTTTAATATTTCTTCATCCATATCTACAGCTAAATTTGTATAATATTCTTTTGCTGTTACTTCTTCTTCTATATTCTCCTCACCAAAGTTTACTACAACTCCACCATCTGTATCTACTTCAAAAGATACACCAGCATCTTCTTGAGGTGCATTAATAGATACTACGTTTGTTGTTTCTTCTTTTTGTTCAAATGGATTTTTTTCTACTGCCATTATTTAGTTCCTCTCTTTTTTAAATCTTTTCTAATTTGATTTACTTCTTTTATATCTAATACACGATTAACTTTCATCTCTCCACCTATTAACCATGCTCCTTCCATATTAGGATTTGTTTTATATCTATAAGTACCTCCCTCTGGTACATAATCTATATCAGCCTCTTTAGAATTAAACTTTCCTGTTTCTGGATTTATACCTTTTTGATTTACAATATCAGTATAATCTTTATCATTACTAAATTCAACTTCTGCCCAAACTCTTTTTGCTCCTTCTTTTGATTTAGAACCTGGTTGTGCTAAATGAGATGCATTAGGCATTGTATCTCCATGCCAACCTGGTCTGTACTTAACAGACATTGTAGTTCCAAAAGGAGATGCTTTTTTTGCTTTTTCTGTTGTTGTTACTTTATATCCTGCTTTTTCTATTGCTTCTGCAGTTTTTTTATCCGGAATTGGTTGGGCATCTCCAGTTTTTGCTGGTTGTCTTTTTATTCCTTTTGTATCTTTAAAATAAAAACCTTTATCTGCTTTCATCCACTGATTAGTAGGAATAGGATTTTTAGTATCAACATATAAAGGATAAATATTTCCGTCAGCTTTTTTTCTAAATAATTTATAACCTATAAAACTATTTTTAGGTTCTTGTCCTTTAGGTACAAAGTTTGGATTAATATATTCTTTTGATTCTCCAATCTCATCTGCTATTTTATTTATATTCATTTCAGTAGCAGGTTTATTATTTTGTTTTAAAATTTTTTTAATATTTTCTATTGATGTTAGTTCTGGTAATCTCTTAGCTGCAGCTTTAGCAATTTGTATTCCTTTACCAGCTACAGGTATTGTTCCTAATCCTGCAAGAATAGTTAAGCCACCTTTTAATGCTGCCTCACCAAATTTACCTTCTTCTACTGCATCTTTTGTTTCTTCAAAAAATTTTTTAGCTTCATATGCTGATATTGCTTCACCAGTTCCAGGTGCAACTTCAGCAACAAACTTTTGTGCTGATGGTAATCCTTCATACATACTATATGCTTGTTGAATATAATCACCTAGTTCTTTTTGTTGTGCTTCATCTAACTCAGGTAATACAAAATTATCTTCAGGTTCAACAACAGGTGTTTCACGTTTAGGTGCCT